ACTATTATGGATGAAGCGAAGAAAGAATTTAGTTTTCCTGAAATATATGAAAATGCTATGAATTCTAAAGAAGCTGATTATTCTATTGATGTTAAATTGAAAACTATTTTACATGATAAGAGAGAGTTTGGATTAAAGAAATATGGTGAGCATAGTTTTCAAGCTACATTAGAAAATTGTATGACTTCTCCAACTATTGAACATGCTAAAGAAGAACTTATTGATACAATAAACTATTTACTTCATGAACAATATAAGAATGATATTCTGTGTAAGCCAAATGATAAGATAAAAACAATACTTAAAAATGTTATTGGTATGTATTATGAATTAGACAAGTTAATACCACATACATAGTATTACTATGATAACAAAAAATGGTAATAAGTATGAATTTGCTGTTAATGGAATTTCTGGTACTCTAGAGTGTAATAATGATTACATTTTGAATTATCAGAATAAAGAAACAACGTTTTCTAATTTAAAATTTTTACATCTTTATGTTAATGCTTTAACTGATATAGTAGAACATATAGATAGTATTAAAAATGGAGAATAAAAATGGCACGATTAAGAAATATAGTAGATAATCTTTTTCTAGTAGAAAAGAATTTATCTAAAGAAGCTTTGAAGATTTTTTATAATGTAGATATTTTTATTCATAATCCAAATTCATCTATCCCACCAACTCCTATTACCAATACTTCAAATGTAGTAGCCCAAGCTCCCGAAGTTGTTCAGCAACAAAAAACAGAAAGTTTTAGAAGCAAAATAAAGGCTATTTTAAATGAAGATGATCCAACTCAGCCCATAGCACCAGAACCAGTTCCTGAAACGCAAGTTCCAGAACAATCTCCTACAACTAGTAAAGATTTTATAAAGAAAACTAGTGGTGAAATTAATGTAGAAAGAAATGAAGTTTCTAATATACAAACACTTGAAGATTTAATAGATTTTATAAGTGATAAGAAAGAAAGAAGTGGAAATAAAATTATGGATGAGGTTTCCATAGAATTAATACTAGCTATGGCTGGTGCTAGTAACACTTCACTTGATACAATAGTTAAGAAAGAAGACAAGATTATTATTGAAATAAATTATGGACACAAGAGAGATGATTGTATTGGATTTAAGATTTTAAAGAGAAATGGTGTAACAAATGTAAGTATAGTTATGGAAAAAGATGGTGATGTAATTGATAGCCCATTTGATTTGAAACAATTTAATAGTCAATTGGTTTTATTTAGAAATAGTGTGATGGGCAAGTAATGGCTGGTAAAATTTACTTTGACGAAAAAGCTTTTAAATTGATGATTTCTGAATATCAAAAATCTTGTGTCTTTATGAATGGTATTGTTATACATAAAGATGTTGTTTTAGAAAGAAAAATTACTATTGAAGTAATGAAAATAGTTGAGGCTATTATTAATCAGTATCGTTATCATGTATTTGAAGATAAGGAAGATTTGAGGCAAGAAGGTATTAAGGCTTGTTTTTCTAATTTTACTAANTTCTCACCAGAGAAAGGNTCAGCATTTAATTTCTTTTCTATTATAACTAAAATACATCTTTTAAATTATACAGATCGTAGAAAGCGTCATAGAAATCTAGTAGATGTTGATGAGTGTCTGGAAGTTCCTGCCTGTATTGAAACTAATTATACATTATTTTTTGAGAATTTAGAAGTTACTTTATTTAAGATTGTTGATGAAAATTGGGTTGGAACTAGAAGAAAGAGATATGTAAGAATAAGTGCTATCATACTTGATTATTTAAGAAAATCACAGAAATTTGTTAGTCGTTCTGATCTTTATGCGTGGAGTAGAAGTTGGGGAGTTAAGTCTTCTTTGGTTAGAGAATATATAAAAGACATGTCTAAATTTATGCCAGAAATGATGTTAATTGTTGATGAGGCAGAAGCATGAGTGGTATTATATATTCAGCTACTAATAAAGTAAGAGGTATAAAAAAATGGAAAATGAGAACTCTATAGATTTGCTTATAGATGAAATAGAAGTTTCACAAAAAAACTTAGAAATAGTAGTAGAAAAAGAAAGATCTATAGTACCACATGAAGATAAAGCATCTCTTCCTATAATAGCTGAAGAGATATTTAAAAAAATAAATGCCAACGATAAGGTAGCTGAAGAAATATATAAACTTTTTTATGATGGTCTTCTTTATCAAAAAGATCATAGTGATGCTTCAAAAGATGCTTTACTTCGTAGTTTGGAAGCTCGTATAGAAAGTTCTAAAATACTTGCTGAATTAGCCAAAGCAGTTGCCAGAAAAGACAGTGGTAAAACTGCTGTTGGTGTTGGTGTTTCTATAAATACTAATTCAGGTGCTAATTATGGTATTGATTTAGATAGCATTAAAGATGAACTTTAATTTTTCTTCTTGCCCCATCTGTTTACTTCTTCAATTTCTCCATCTATAGTTTTAGCAGCCCATTCAGCCATACCAACACTATTAAATTTTTCTGCCTCATTTCTATTTTCAGTAAAGTGAGATGCATGTCTTAAATTTCTATAGTACAATACCTTATCATCTTTTATTTTCTTTACAATCCAAGGCACTTTTTACCCCTTTATCTTCCTTAGTATATCAGCCCACTCTCTTTTTAAAGGATTGTTCATTCTTCCTTCCATTTTTCTAATTTCTTTATCACTAAGCTTACCTTGTTTACGAAGAGTTTTTAACATAGATAATTTAACTACTGGTTTATCCTCATCAGCAAGATGTTTTGAACTGCTTGGGAAACCTTGTCTTACTTTAGCACTATCATATTCGTGATGTTTTCCTTTAGAATCGACATGTCCTTTTATTTTTAAATTAGTATGTTTTATACCAAGCTCTTCAGCATCAGCATCATAACCAATATCTCTAGTGGTAATGGTATTGGTCTTTCCTTTTTCTACTCTAATTGGTGTAGAGTGTTTCTTTCTTTGAATAGCTTCTTTGTTAAAAGCTTCTTCTATATTTTCTTCTACTAAATTAAGCACTTCTTGTATTTTCATAGTTCCTCACCATTTTTATCTTTACATAAAGTAAAGTTAGGTTAAAGGAAACATAAATAAGGTATGACACCACAAGAAAAAAAATTAGTTGAAAGTATTAAAACTAAAATAGCAACCTATAATATAAATACTACTTTAAAAGATGTATTTGCTGCTGCTAAAAATAGTTTTACTAATGTAAAATATAATAATGGAACAACTGAACTTGTTGATACTGGAATGGAATACTTCCTTTGTACTAAATCACCTGCTTATTTTATTGATAAATACTGTTATATATCGGTTCCTAATATGGGAGTTATTGGTTTCTCTCTTTATTATTTTCAAAAGAAAGTAATGGAAGAAATCAATGATTATCGTAAATATGTATTCTTAAAAACTCGACAATCTGGAATTTCTACAGTTATTGCTTTTTATTGTCTTTGGAGATGCTTATTTAGACAATCTGAAAGTATTGCTGTAGTATCTAAACGAGAAGATGCTGCTCAAGATTTTATCTCTAAAGTAAAAATTTCACTTGATTTGCTGCCTGATTATTTATCATTACCAAGAGTATCAGAGAATTTAACACGATTGGTATTTTCTAATCACTCTGAATTGAAAGCCGAAGCTCGTTCTGCTAATGCTGGACGATCTGCTACTTTATCGCTTCTTGTTTTGGATGAGGCGGCTTTTTATGGAACAGATGCGATGGTTAGACAAATCGTTGGATCTGCTCAACCTACTTTGACAAGAACTGGTGGAAGTATTATAGTAGTTTCTACACCAAATGGTACTTCTGGTGCTGGTGCTTATTATTTTGAACAAGTAAATCAATTGAGAACTTCTGGTAATACAAAGGATGAAAAACTTGTTGAAATAGATTGGTTTGAAGTTCCTGATTTTGAGCATATATTTCCAAAAAAGGGATACAATGATGTTCTTTATAAATATATTAAAAAAGATTATTTTAATAATTTTGAATTAAGAAAAGAAATACGAAATTATTTTAAACCAATAGAAACAAAGTGGAAAGAAAATGAATGGTTAAAAACACAATATAATACACTGGGTGATGCTCTATTTAGACAAGAAGTTTTCCATGATTTTATTGTTATGGGAAGTTCTGTATTTTCTAGTGAAATACTTGAAAGAGTTAATGCTGCCACACAAGAACCAATTACTACTGATAAAATTCCTGGTTTTAATATAAAGGGTTTATGGACTTGGAAAACTCCTTTACCACGACATCGTTATTTGGTTTGTTGCGACGTTGCTAAGGGATCTGGAAAAGATAGTTCATCAATGGAGATTTTGGATGCTGCTAATTATGAACAAGTAGCAGAATATAATGCTCATGTATCCACACCAGAATTTTCTAGATTAGTTAAAAAGATAGCACGTTATTATAATCAAGCATTTGTAGTTATTGAAAGCAATGGAATTGGAGAAGCAGTATTTAATGCTGTTTATATGGATACTCAAGATCCATATACTAATGTTTATAAACAGAAAGTTAATAGAAATGGTATAACTATTATTACTGGATGGATGACTGATACAAAAACACGTCAGATTATAGTTAATAAGTTGATTGATTTTATTAATGTAGATGAGTTATGGGATGAATTTAAACTTTATTCAACCAGAGTTTATTCACAATTATCAACTTGGATATGGAGTAATGGACGAGTAGATCATGCTGAGAATGCCAATGACGATTGTTTGATTGCTTTAGCACTTGCTCTTCATTTGAGAGATAAAGCAGTTAATTCTGGACAAAGTTTTATATTGGCTGAAGATGGAAGGATGATAGATTATTCATCTGAAGATCCATTAACAGCAAGAATGGGTAATAATAATGAGTGGGATTTTATAACTAGTGAAGAAGAAAGTGCTAGAGAGAAGATAGAAAAGCAAATTGGTATGCCTTTTGAAACTTATAATTGGCTTATTGGTAATGATAGTAATATATAAGTTTCGCAAAGATAATAAGGATAAGGAGAATTTTATGACATTGAGAGATTATATTGAGGAAGCAGCATCAGAGAAGACTGCTCTTATAAGTAAGAAAAATCACAACAAAGCTTCAGAATATGACACTGCTCCAAAGGGAAATCGTGGACGAGATGAAACTGGTAATCATTTCTTAGGGAAGGCTCGTAAGGCAGTTTATCGCTCAGATGAGAACGAAGCATCCAGCGGAAGTGATCAGAATCGTAATACTGGTAATTTCTTTACTAAGCAAAGAGATGCTAATAGAAATGAAGGTGATCATCCTAATGGAACTAGAAGAAAGGATACAACTCCTACTTGGTATACTGGACACAAGAGTGCTAACAAGTATAGTGATGAGCGTCTTGGAGAGAAGAGTGGTAAGATGAGAGATACTACCAATGATGCTTTCCTTGGTAAGAAGCGAAATGCTACTTATCGCTCTGATGAGAATGATGCTTCTAATGGTTCTCCTAGCAAGGAAAGAACTGGAGCTGATTTAAGTTTCTTTACAGGACGAGATCGAAAAGTTCAAAAGTAATATGATTTACGAAAGTAAGATACACAAGAGATTTAATAGAGCTAAACTTTCTATGTCCGAACGCCTTTCACCAGATAAAATAATATCTGATACAAGAATGGTGTATTCTAAAGGCGGGGACATGGAAAGAGCTTTGAAAAAGAATATGGGCGACATAACAAACAAGAATCCAGATAACATTAACCCTATTCAAAAAACTCTTGAGAAAGTATATAAAAGAATGGAAGATTTAAATAGTGGTAGATTGAGGCATTAAATTATATTTGCTGGTTCAGGCCCCCTAATTTAAAAAAATCGATAGTTTTAAATTCCAATACCTTATATAGGAAAGATAAATATAAGGATATAAATACATGCCTTTAATTAATGGTCGTGAAGTCAAATTTACAAATAAGCAAACTGCTAATCTTCAGCAAGATATAGATAAAATATCACAAATTCCCGATGAATTAAAACGACAACTTACTCCAGAAGAGATGAAAGCATTGCTTCCTGCTGAAGGAATAGATGTTTCTAATATAGGTTTCTTTTCTGGTCAGGAAGAAGAAGGTTTAAGAAATAGAAAAGAACGATATGATCTTTATCGTGAAATGGATCAGATGGTTTTTATTCATCGTGCTATTGAAACTGTTTGTGATGATGGTGTACAGCTTAATGATGATGGTCATACATTGAAATTTTTATCTGATGATGACGATATTAAAGATCGTCTTGATGATTTATTTAATAATAGATTAAATTTTGATAGAAATCTTTGGTCTATTATGTATGAAACAATTAAAATGGGAGATAACTTTTTTGAAGTTATTCCAGATAGTTATTCTAAACCAAAGAAGATTATGAAGCTTCGATTTCTTGAACCACAGCGAGTTGAAAGAATAGAGCTTAATGGAAAGCTTGCTTATTTTATTTATCGTCAGGATATTAAAGATGCTAAAAATAAGAAAATAGCTGATAAAGAGTATCGTTTACAACCGTGGCAAGTTATTCATTTTAAGATTGATAATAAAGAATTTGAACCATATGGTGGATCTTTATTAACTGCTGGTGTAAGAACTTATAGACGACTTGCTTTACTTGAAGATGTAATGCTTGTTTATCGTTTGTCAAGAAGTCCAGAGCGACGTGTGTTTTATGTAGATGTTGGACAATTATCTCCAATAGAAGCTAAGAGATTTTTACAGAAATTCCGCGATAGTTATAGAACTCAACAGTATATTGATGAAACAGGTAAAATAAATAAGCGAGCACAAGTTCTTTCTATAACATCAGATGTATTTATTCCAGTAAGAGAAGGTGGTCAAGGAACTAAGGTTGATACTCTTCAAGCTGGACAAGCTTTGAATTCTATTGATGATTTAAAGTATTTTAGAGATGAAATACTTAGAACTTTGAATGTGCCGCCTGATTATTTAGGTGATCAATCTGATAGAAGTCGTGGTGCTCTTGCTACTTTGGATATAAAGTTTAGTAGATTTGTTGAACGTGTTCAGGGATATATTGAGAGTGGTTTAAATAAGATTGCTGTTCTTGATATGTTTTTTGGTGGATATAAGCGAGATGAACTTCAAGATTTTATGATTGAAATGACACCACCTTCTAACATTAAGGAACTTACAGATTTAGAGTTCTTTAATCAGAAAATACAGCTTATTTCTTCCATTATACAGTTAAATATATTCCCAACAAAATGGATTTTAAAGAAAATTATGCGTCTTACTGATAAAGAAGTAGCTGATATAATGCTTTATAAGCAACTTGAGGATCAGCAGAAAAATCAACAACAGCAAATGCCACCAGGAGGCGGAGGTGGTGGAATGCCGGGTGGAATGCCAGGAATACCGGGAGCTGAAGGAATGCCTCCTGCTGGTGCTGANGGAATGCCTCCTGNTGGNGCTGAAGGAATGCCTCCTGCTGGCGCTGAAGGAATGCCTCCTGAAGGAACACCACCAGAAGAGGTTCCTCCAACTCCACCTATTAATGCTGAAAGTTTAATACAGGCTTTTGGTCAGGATTTCCTTATTGAAAATCAATCTGATTTCTTTAAGATTTTAAAAACAGCTAAGGAATATGATGAGTTTAAGTTAAAACCAAAGCAGGAAGCTATTGAAGAAGCTTCTATTATAGTAGAAGCTATTTCTGAGATTTTATTAGGCAAGAAGGATACTACTAGGAGAACTAAACTTGGTTATATGTTCTCTGATAATGAATTTGGTGGATTAACATTTGAGAGTGGAATTCCTGATTCTATTTCAGTTTTTAAGGAAACAAAGAAGATTGATAAGAATGGAGATATTATGTTTACGGAAAGTAAGATTAATCTTTAAGGTAAAGATAAAGTGAAAGAAGACCGATCTGTTTTGACATTAAGAAATCTTTTGGAGGAATTAAGAAAAGATTTACCGCCTTTTAAGGTAGGTTTGATTTTTGAGACTTTAAAATCCATTTATCCATCTACCACTATGAAACGATCAGAAAAAAACATTATATTAGAAGGAGTTGAAATAACTAAACCTTTAGCTGTTAGTAAAAAAGCTAAGGAACTTTTTAAGAAAGATCATTCAGTTCTTTTTGATTTTTATGCTGATTTTTGTAAGGGTGATTTATTAAAAGTTATTAATGTTGTTGATGGTAATGCTATTTGTGAAAATATATCAATAAAACCGATATATAAAGAAAAGTATTATAATAAACAATATATTATTATTTCTTATGAAGATATAGTTAATGGGAATGTTAGACAAGTAAAGAGACTCTCAGAAAGTATTCGTTCTTTGTGTGAAGCGTAAAAAGTATTTGGAAAGATAAATATGCAATATGTATATCGTATTGAAAGGTAGGAATTTATGAACATGACTGTTAGTAGATTTGAAGATATGAATTTGTATTCAAACAAGAATATAGAGAAGCTCGCTTCTTCCGTAGTTGCTCAGAGTTCTAATGCTGTTCTTGTTAATATGTATGAGGATGGAGCTATCCTTCTTGATCATAAAACTGGTCAGTTTTATATGTGTGAATATACATTTGAACCAAAAGAAGCTAAAATTCTTTTTGAGAATTTTGATCCAATCTCTTTAACTAGGGATAATGATACTTTTAGAGACACTGTTTATAATTTCTTCGATACTGACAATGTTTCTACTGCTGATCTTGCTGAGGATTTCAAGGATATAGTTCTTTCTCAGGATAAGTTTCTTGATGAACTTGTTGCTGAGAGTATGATGTATAAGGATTTTGATAATACAATTGATTATGATGAAGTAGCTGCTAATAATAAAGATCATGGACTTCAGAATGAGAGTTTTTTCCAAAAGTATCAGGATAGACTTTTAACACATCCTCTTACAGAAGCTAAGCATTTCAATTGGTCTGATCCAGTTCTTGTTTCTTTAGTTGAAACTGAGAAGTATAAACTTCTTAATTCTTCTGCTAAGGAGAAGGCACACTCACTTTGGAAGCATGTAGAGTTTAAGGAAGCTTTTAGTGAAGTAGCTAATACTTTTATCGAGAATGTTGAAGATGGTATTGATGGTTTTGTAGCTTTATTTGAGGAATTCCCACAGGTATTCTATCTTGATAATGCTGATCGCAAAACTATGTTTGGAAAGATTATTATTAATGATCCAGCTCTTCGTGAGAGTCGTGCCGATCTTCTTAAGGGTCTTGAACTGATTTTTGAGCGTGAAGAGAGTATTGTGACTCTTGCTGAGCAGTATATTGATGAGGAAGGTTACGAGGATGATTATGCTCCTGGAACCACTCGTTATGCTGCTGATGCTTTTGCTAAGGGTGAGAGCAACGATTTTACTGATGATAAGGGAAATGTTGGTCCATCTCGCAAGGAGAAGGATGAAATGTTTGATGGTGGGAAACGAACTGGTCCAGATGCTAAGGAAGATGAGAAGGAAGAGGATAAGGCACCAGAACTTTCTTCTGATGAACTTGAGAAGCTTGCTTCTGCTCTTCATAATTTAGCTGAGAAGATTAAGGGATCTGCTAAGGCAAAGATTGAGAAGATTGCTGATAAGCTTGAGAAGGGAGCAGAAGAGGGAACCCGTCCATCAGTAGTTAAGGAAGCCGTAGAGCTTCTTTCCCTCTAAGGAATTATGAAATGAGCGACTTATTAGAAGAGTTTTCATCCGCAGATGCTATAGAAATTTTTGAGG